ACCAATGGTTCGTGTGACGTGGCTCGATGCTCGTGATACAGAAACGGGTTGGCTTCCTATTAAAGATATTTTAGAAGCACCGTTGGCCGTGTGCCAAGAAGTAGGGTGGATGGTTACTAATACAAAAGAAAAAGTCGTTATTATGCGTTCATGGTGCACGGATAAAGATGATAATCATGGTGGTGGCGCTATCGCTATACCGAAAGGGTGGGTAACTAAAATAGAATATTTAAAAGTAGATTATGCTATTAAATAATTACGATCAAATTGTAGATCTTATACTTAATAAAAAAATTATAGCTTTGTTTCAAGGTAGAGCTGAAGCAGGAGCAAGAGCCTTGGGTAATAGATCTATATTATTTGATCCAAGAATAAAAGACGGAAAAGATATTGTAAACACGGTAAAGAAAAGAGAATATTTTAGGCCATTTGGATGCACAATTTTATTGGAACATGCACATGAATGGTTTGATATGGATAATATTAAAGAGTCTCCTTTCATGATGTATGCTATTCCATGTAAAAAAGATAAAATAGATAAGATACCAGCAGTTCTTCACATAGATAACACATGTAGATTACAGACTATAACAAAAAAACAAAACTATCATTTTTATAATGTTATAAAAAAATTTTACGAAAGAACAGGAATACCTTGTTTGCTAAATACTTCATTTAACATGGCAGGAGAACCTTTGGTAAATACATTAGAACATGCAGAAAAAACTTTTTTAAATACCGCTATAGATTGTCTTTGGTTGCCTGAAAAAAATGAAATAAGAAATAAAAAGGAATTAATATGAAAGAAATAATATTAAAAAAAGTTAGTATTTATAAAACATCAATTGAAAAACATTTAACAGAAATAGTTTATATTTATGTTAAACAACATAAAGATATCTTTCAAAAAAGAAAATGGGATTGTAACATAAATACATCTACACAAATAAATATTCTTTTTGAAAATGAATTTAAGTACATTAGAGAAGCTATTGAAAAAGAAATTGATAATTTATTAAAAAATAATTTTGGTAAGAGTATGCCATTTATGATTATTAATTCTTGGATAAATGTTATGGAAAAATATGGTTATCAAGAATTTCACAATCACAATAATAATTGCTATTCTGGAGTTTTGTACATATCAGAACATAACTCAAATATAGAATTCGCTATATTTCCAGAAAACACAACAAAACAAATAACACCAGAAAAAGGAGATATTCTTTTATTTGATGGATCTACCTATCATCGTGTTGTTGATTCTGCTAAAGAAAGAATATCTTTAGCATTTAACTTTGTAATAGATAATGATTCTTAACAGTAAAAATATTGAAAGCATAAAAAATAGACAGATAACTTTTGTAAAAGGTTTTAGTGTTGATGAATTATATGACATGAATAAACTTACAGATTTTATAGATAACTACAGCATGAATGTTTTGTGTTTAACCAAACATGAAAATTTTTTTGGACAAGTTTTACAAATAAAATATGTTAATCAGTATGATCAAAATGTTGCAGTTGTAAAAGATTTTTTAGAAAAAACATTTAATTATAAATATCATGTAGAAAATGGTGTTGATATATTTTTTTCTTTAATAGCTAATACTGGTGTTTCTCATGTTGATGAAGAAGATGTTTTTCTTTTAGGTTCTCATGGCAAAACTACTTACAGAATAATACCTGACGGTATAGATTATCAAATTAAAAAAGGTGACTTGTTATATATACCCAGGGGAATAAGACATAGATCTTTTTCTAATACGCCAAGAGCAGTTATATCGATAGGATTTTTTGAATGACAAAAATATTTATAGGCACACCTTGTTATGGTAATATGATTACCGCAGATTATTTTAAAAGCTGTTTACAACTTACAGCTTTAGCAGCTACCAAAAAAATAGAATTACAATTTGGCACGATCGGCAATGAGTCTTTAGTAACAAGAGCTCGTAATACATTGGTGCAATTATTTATGGACGACGAACAATATACACATCTTTTGTTTATTGATGCTGATATAGCTTTTAACCCTGAATCAATATTTCGTATGTTAGATTTAGATGAAGATGTGGTAACGGGAGTGTACCCACGAAAAGTGATTGATTGGACCAAGACAATAAAAAAAGTAAAAGAAAATCCAAAAATTAAAGAAGATGAATTACACGCAGCATCTTTGCAATACAATTTAAACGTTAAAGATCCTAAAAAAGTAATAGTAAAAAAAGGATTTATTGAAGTTTTAGATGGTGCCACAGGATTTATGCTAATTAAAAGAAACGTTTTTAAAAAAATGGCGTTGGCATATCCTCATCTTAGATTTAAATCAGATCAACATTTAGGAGATCCTCATGATAAAACATTTGGATATCACGACACATCTGATTGGAACTATGCATTTTTTGACACAATGATAGAGCCAGATACAAAAAGATATTTATCGGAAGACTATGCTTTTTGTCGTTTGTGGCAAAAAATAGGTGGTAAAATATATGCTGATATTATTAGTGGCCTAACACACATGGGTAGTTACTCATTCAAAGGCAACGTAGCAACGCAATTTGTTACAGAAAAAAAATGAAATATAAATACTACTCTTCAAATATTATTGGGTGCGAAAAATTTTTACCTCCTTTAGTTCTTCAAGATTTAAGAATAGAGCTTTCTAACAATAGAAGTAATTTTAAAATTTCTCGTTGGCACCACCCAGAAACGAAAGAAGAACTTGATCCATTTTTTGGAAGTCATTGTGGTGGCTTTGACTATTGGATTAATTGGGGCGAATCAAAACCCAACAACACTATGATTTTAAATTTAGATAAGTGGTTTTATCAACAGGGCATAAATAGGTTTGTAGAACAAAATAAAGATGTTTTTAGCTTGTTAAAAAAACCTAAAACACACAACATACACGTTGTAGCATATAATAATGGTGGGTATTATAATTGGCATAAAGATACAGAAATATTTACTTTTAATTTAATTTTAAACCAAGGTAACAATCTGTCAGGAGGGGATATGCTTTTTATGGATGATGGTAAAATTATAACCATACCCAATCAAGATAATTTTATGGTTGTTTTTCCTAGTTATATTGATCATGCAATAACTGAAATTAAGTCAAAAGACGGTAAAGATGTACCTTTTCCTCAACAAAGATTTAGTATACAATACTGGGTCAAGTTATGAAATTAGTCGATTTAAAATTCCAACCAGGTATTGATAAACAAGATACCGCTTACGCAGCAGGGGATCAACGTAAATATGTTGACTCAAATCTTGTGCGTTTTCACTACGGAAAGCCTGAAAGATGGAATGGTTGGTCTTATTTACCAGATCCAAATAAAACTATTGTGGGCGTGGTTCGTGATACGCATAGCTGGATTGGTTTAGACGGAACTAGATATCTTGCTTTAGGTACTGATAGAAAACTATATTTATATTCAGGTAGTGCTCTTTATGACATTACACCCATTAGAGAAACAGCAGCTTTAACAAATCCTTTTACAACAAATGGTACAACGACAGTTTCAGTAACTGACGCAGACCACGGCGCTATTGAAGGAGACTTTGTCACTTTTGATTCTTTCTCTGCAATAGATGGTTTAGATATGAATAACGAGTTTGAAGTTACAACACGTGTTGACGCTAATACATATACAGTTACACATACAAGTACGGCTTCTGGATCTACTTCTGGTGGAGGTGGATCAGGTAATGCTAATTATCAAATTAATGTTGGACCAACGGCTTCAACATATGGATATGGTTGGGGTACAGATACTTGGAGTGCGGGTAAATGGAATGAACCAAGCACCTCTTCAGAAATTACAATTGCAGCAAGAAGTTGGTCCTTAGACAATTTTGGTGAAGATTTAATTGCTACAGTCTTAAATGCTAGCACGTATATAAAAGATCTTTCTGGTTCAATAGACGCAAGAGCAACAGCTTTATCTAATGCTCCTACTGCATCTAGATTTAGTTTGGTATCTACTGATACAAGACACTTAATGATTTTTGGTACAGAAACAACAATAGGTGATACAGCGACACAAGATGATTTATTATTTCGTTTTTCTGATAGAGAAGACGCAACTGATTATACACCAGTAGCAACAAATGAAGCTGGTTCACTGCGTATATCAGATGGTTCTAGAATAGTAGGTGCTGTCAAATCATCAGGTCAAATACTTGTTTGGACAGATACATCTTTGCATGGTATTCAATTTGTTGGTACACCTTTTACTTTTGGTTTGAGACAACTTGGCGCTAACTGTGGATTAATAGCACAACATGCAGCAGTAGAAATAAATGGTAGAGCGTACTGGATGTCTGATAATTCTTTTTACATGTATGATGGTGTTGTCAAAAAAATGCCATGCTCTGTACAGGATTATGTGTTTGATGATCTTAGTTACACAAACAGAAATGATATTGCTTGTGGTATTAACACAGCTTTTAATGAAATTATTTGGTACTACCCTTCAGCAAATGCTACGGCAATAGACAGAGGAGTTGCTTATAATTATTTAGAAAACACTTGGTATACTGTTAATATTGGAAGAACAACTTGGCTCGGTGCTTATGTATTTGAAAATCCCATTGCCACAGAATACGATGCTTCCGTAACAGCAAATGTATCGACTATATTAGGTTTAACGGCAGGGGCTTCTTATATTTACGAACACGAGTCGGGTAATAATCAAGCAGATGGCACAGCTATCTCTGCTTTCTTAACAACTGGATCTGTTGAGATCGCTGATGGCGATCAGCTCATGTCAGTTAGTAGATTAGTTCCAGACTTTGATAATCTTACCAATAATATGACAGCAACCTTAACCTTAGAACAGTATCCACAATCCGCAGCTAATGTAACGACAACAGGCACTATTTCTAGTACCACAGAGAAAATTGATGTAAGAGGTAGAGGTAGAGCGGTAAAAATTAAATATGAAACTAACACAGTTAATGACACAGCTTGGAGACTTGGATCTACAAAGCTACAACTTAGACCAGATGGTAGACGATGATTGATAAACCTTTATATCAAAATCCTTTAGGGGGTGGTTTAGGTAACACAATTCCTAACCCTGGTGCTGGAACTGTACCGAAAGGTGGTATGTTTAATGTAACACCTCCTAGTACACCCGTATCTGAACAAACACCTTTACCAGGCATTATAGACGATCCTTTTAAATTAAAATCAGATGACCCTTTGATGCAAGGTTATTATGATTCTGATTTTTATTCAAATATACAAACAGCGGATTCAATACCTTATACATTTCAAGGTAAAGAGATGAGAGGGTCAAGCTCAGGAGCAAGTAATTTAAAAAAGTATTTAGAGTCAATTGGTAAAGGTGATTTATTACAATTTCCTGAACAAAACTTAATGAGTCAAGAAGGTCTAGCACAAGTAGATACCCCAGAACAATTAATTGAATCTGGACAATTCACACCTGGAGTAGGACAAGACGTTACTGGAAATAACTTTATGGAGATACCTGTGCCTTCTAACCCTTACAACAGAGTTGGCCAACAGCTTATGGGTCCTAATCAAGATGATATTCTTGGAACGTTAAAAAATATAGAACAAGGTATAGCAAGTTTAGGTGGTAATTTTGGACAAAACTTTAACATGAATCAATCATCAAACTACGGTGATTTTGATAATTTTGGTATTGGTTCTTTTTTCCCGCCTTACGGAGGAATGTATGGCTAAAATAACAATTACACGATTACCTAATGCCACACCAGAATATGATGCTAATCAGTTTGATCAAATGGTGCAGTTATTAGATCAAATTATTCTTTTACTTAATACAAACTACCAACAAGATTTAAAAGAACAATCACAGTCGGAGGCTTTTTTCCTTGGCTAATACTTTTAAAAGCGCAATGGTAGATGTTACCACAACAGATTTAACAACTATTATAACAGTTCCTACGGCTGATGCGGGTGCAACGCCACCTGTTCCGCCTACTACGGATGTAGTAAAATCTCTTTTAGTTTGCAATGACTCTGGTAACACAACTTTAGTTGATGTTGAAGTTGTCCGAGGTGTTGCAACTTTTGAAGTATTTAAAGCAAAGAGTGTTGCTACAAACACAACAACAGAATTATTAACTCAACCTTTAGTTCTGCAAGAAAGTGATGTTCTTAAAGTTCAAGCTAATGCTGCCAATCAGGTGCACATTATAGCAAGTTTTATGGAGGTCACGAAAGGGCAACTCTGATTAACTTACATTCTCTATTTATTACTCCCGTATTTTCACTACAACTTGAAGGCCACAAACATCTTATTGATAGCATCTATCAACTACGAGAGGAGGATGAGAAAGGTATGCCGCGGTCTAATGTCGGTGGTTGGCATAGTCATGATGAAATATATAATATTAAAAAATTTAAACCTTTAGTTGGCGATATTCTTAAATATGCAAAAGATTGTTTTAATCATATGGACGTACAAGATAATTACAATCCTGAGATGACGGGTATGTGGGGTATGATAAACCCACCTGGATCACGGAACAATGTACATACACACCCATATAATTACTTATCTGGGGTCTTTTATCTTAAAGCTCCTAAAAAGTGTGGCAATATTGTGTTTCTAGAGCCTAAACCACAATCAGAGGTGCTATCACCGCCGAAAACAAATAAAGCGTCTATACACCTCGCACACAGCGTACAATGGGAACCTGTTGAAAATTCCTTGATTTTTTTTCCGTCATGGTTACAACATGAAGTACAAACAAATAGTTCTAATGATGATAGAGTTATTATTAGTTTTAACATAAATTGGAGAAACGAAGATGCCGATAGTTGAACCTGCTGAGTTACTAGGACACATTACAACAGAAGATGGAAGAAAGATTCCTCACTATAAAGTGAAAACTGAAACAACTATAATTAATATCGATACTGGTGCTGAATATAATTCAGAAGAAGAAGCTCAAGCTGATATTGATAATCCAGGAACATCTACAACTGCTGAAAAAATTAGAAGAGACGTAAAAGTATTCGCCCCTTCTTTAGCTGATATGTTAGGTGTAACTCCAGAATAAAGTGTCAAAAATATTTGTAGTAGAAAACTACTTTCCACAGAAAGAATATAATTTAATTTGTCAGAACGTACTGCAGATTGATTTTACACCTCCTCCTATTGAACATAGAAAAGGTGTTGAAGAAGCTTCAGAAACAGATGGTGGCGCTTACTGGTTTCAAGATGAAATTCCATCAGGATCTTACGCTGCAAAAGCATGTTATAATTCACTTAAACCAAAATTTTTTTTTACACGTCCTAAAGCAATACGTGGTATTTATTGTACAATAATAAGTCCGCAAAAACAATTTGCACCACATGTAGATAGAGGAGGAAAATATCAAGTTTTAATATATTTAATGGGAAACGAAACAATGAACAACGGTACAGGTTTTTATAAACCTGATGGCAAAGGCAATCTGGTTTTAAATACACATATTGGCTTTCAACCAAATAGAGCAATATTGTTTACAAATGATAATTATCACGCACCTTTACTTTGGGCAGGTAATTCATCTATGCGCTATTCAATATGTTTTTCTTTTGATCTTGAATAAAAATTTAATTTACGTTTATCCTGCGGGTCTTGGCGATACATTTTGTGCAACAGGTGCATTAAAAAAATTGTATGAAAAAACTAATAAAAGATATTACATAGCTTCTCGTATACCTCAGTTTTTTTGTGAACAGCCTTACACTGATTGCGCTATTGTTACTAAAGCTAATGATATAGGAGGCATAAATGAAAACGGAATAAATAATTCTCATGAAATATTTAATAAATTTGATAAAATTAAAGTAATTAATTGGTGTGTAGAATCTCATTTAAAAGGAAAAGCTACTTTGGTAGAAAGTTATTGTGATTCTTTAGGTGTAGATAGAACAAAATTACCTTATTTTAAATTTAACAAAGATCTTCTTCATCATCACTCTCTTTCTGACAAACCTTATATTATTTACTCTTTAGCACAAAAAGGTGCAGAAAATTTTACTTTTGGAGAAACTAAAGTATTTAATAGACAACAAAGTAATTTTATAATTAATAACTTAAAAAAAGCTTTTCCTAAATATAATTTTATAGATCTAAGCCTGTTAGATATATCAAATCCTTTTGATTTATATTTAACAGTTGCTCAATCAGCAAGTTTTGTATCAATAGATACAGTTATTCCACATTTTGCATCAAATGAATTTTACTTTAAAAAAGGTGTTGTTTTATGGACACATGAACATGCTTGTTCACGTTTTGGTTATAATGAGCAAGTAAACTTAATAAGTAATTTCATGCATCCATTTGATAATGTTGAGATTATAGTTGAAAATCTTAAAAAAATTTTAAGCGCTACAAGCTTCACATTCTAAATCAGAATCTAAACCTGTTACCATAACAGTCGCATCGGAGTTATGTGGCTTACCTTGAATTGTATGTATGTGAGAAATTTTTTTGTGTTGTAATAATTCTTTTTGTAGTCTTTCATTGTCTCTTTCCACTGCTAATAAACGTTCGTGGGTACGACTCACCTTATCAGCAAGGGTAGCTATAGCCTTCAATACTTCTTGATTTTCCATAATATCTCCTTGATTTATAATTTTTGGGTGAGATCTAATTTAAACATGTGTACGAAATATATCAAGTAATCTTTTATAAATTGTTTTCTTGACACATAATTTATGTTATGAAAGAGACAAAAAAAGAATGGAAGCACAAACAACAATGTTCGGGAGAATGGTAAAATGTTATAATTTACCTCTTGATGAAGTTGCAGATTTAAATACGAAATACGAAACAGCGAAAGAAAAATTAAATTCTTTTGGTCATAGGTTAGCTGGACGTTTAGAATCAGAATTAGAGTTTACACAGTTATTACAATCAACAAAAGTATTTAAAAATATTACAAAGTGTATGTTGGATTATGTTGAAACATGTGAAAAGGTTAGTTTATATAATTACAATTTTAATACTGGATCAAGAAACTTAGATATTATAAGTTGTTGGATAAACGATATGAAAGAAGGAGAATATAATCCTCCTCATACACATCATGATTTAAGTGGATGGTCGACAGTTTTATTTTTAAAAGTACCAGAGTTTAAAAATGACGAGGTACAAGAACATAAATTTAAAGATGGTCAATTAGGTTTTGTTGAACCTAATGGTGTTGGGACTGTTTGGATGAAACCAAAATTAGGAGATTTTTATATTTTTGAAGCTAGACATCAACACTGCGTTATGCCATTTAAAACTAAAATAAAAGGTAAAATAAGAAGATCAATGTCATTTAATTTTATTAATAATATTGCTAGTGAAAATAGCGTCAGTTAATTGGTCACATAATTGTTCTGTTACTTTACTTGAGGATGGTGAAATAAAATTTTTCTTAGAAGAAGAAAGAATATCAAGAGTAAAATATGATGAATATCCTTTTCATGTTTTTAATGCTTTAAAAGAATATACTGATGAAATAGATTATTTTATTGTTTCAGGATTAACAACGGGATTTTATCTTCAGTGGAGAAAAAATAATGAGCTGGTAAATAATTTAAAATTATTTCTTTACAAATTTTTTAAAGTAAAAGAAGTTATTATAGAGTATGTACATAAACATCACCTGTGTCACGCTTCCTGTGCCTTCTATAATTCTGGTTTTAAAAACGCTGTTGTTATTGTTCTTGACGCATTAGGAGCGGATAAAAATAGTTTAGATGAAATAGAATCAGGATATTATAATTGTGAAGCTGAAACAGTTTTTGAAGCCTCTTATCCTTCTAATTTTAAAACAATATTATCAAATAGATATATAGAAAGACCAGATGTTCCTATTCAAAATCAAACAGTAGGATTAGTTTTTCAAATAGCTTCTGAACATTGTGGTTTTTATTATTTAGATGGCGGTAAAGTAATGGGTTTATCTGCGTTTGGAAAAGACTCTAAATTACCTGCTTTTTATTTAGGTGATAATATGTCTTCCAATTCTATTTATCCTGAATTTTTATTTAAGAATAAAACACAATTTAAAAAAGAAGATGTAGCTTTTGCTGCACAAAGAGATACTCAAAAGAGAGTTGATTATCTTATTGAATCTGTTCTTAAAAAAACAAATACAAGAAACTTTATTTTAACAGGAGGGTATGCAATGAATTGTGTAAATAATTATAGACTGGTCAAAAAGTATTTAGATATTAATTTTTATTTTGAACCGATGTCAACAGACGCTGGTGTATCATATGGCGCTGTAAAACACTTTTGGCATAAGTTAAAAAACGATGATACTATTAGAAAATTAAAAAATATATATTTAGGAGATTTATAATGTTTAATAAAAAAATTACATTTTGTGCAACAAACAAAGGTATGCTTGACGTATGGCCTCATCCAAAAGCAGCCACTAGATTTATTCCTAATGAATACAAAAAGTTAGAAAGACACAATAAAAAAAATTTACACGAACCTACAATAAAAACATGTATGCCTTTTTTAGATTCAATGACGATGGGTTATATTATACCTTTTGATCAAGATTATGTTGTAGATCCTATAGAAAAAGATTTTAGTGTTACTCCTGCTAGTAGAAACCAAGAAGATTTTGGTTTTCACGGTAAAGCACAACTACCAAAAGAATGGCATAAAACCACAGGTGAAAATGCGGGTAAATTTCATAACAAATGGTTAATTAAAACTCCTCCAGGCTATAGCTGTTTGTTTATTCATCCTATGAATAGAATAGAAGAAAGATGGAAAATAATTGAAGGTGTTGTAGATACAGACAGCTATATAAGTTTAATTAATTTTCCTTTTATTTTAAAGAAAAGAGATGAACAATTTTTAATTAAAAAAGGTGAGCCTATGGTACAGGTTGTCCCTTTTAAAAGAGAATCTTGGAAATCATGGTCTGGTTTTTATATAGAAAAACTACACAACAAAACACTTACAATGTTGAATAGTAAATGGGTTGATAGATATAAAAATATGTTTTGGAATAAAAAAAGTTATAAGTAGTCTTGCCAAATAACATCATAACCTATTTTTTCTGCTGCTAAATCATCCTGATGTTTTTCTTGCGCTGCTTTGCATTGGTCCATTCTTACTTGAGCCCAATCTAATAATGCTTGAACAGTTGTAGAACCAACAGCATCAGAGGTTGCAGTAAGACTTGTATTTCCAGTCATATTACCAGTAGAAGGATCTTTGTTTTGAATTTCATTTTGACCAGGTAAATTATTCCATATAACACAATGAATTGTATCAGGAATAGCTGGCATAGCATCTCCTTTAATTTCCCAAGGAATAAGAAAACCATTGTCTACATTAATTGAATCATTGTTCATTATTACTATTTGTGTTGCCATTATTCATTCTCCTGTTCTTCAATACTATTTCCTGCATCCGTCCATTCTTTAATTTTTTGCATAATAGGATTATCACTAGGTGTATCAGCAGGAAAAGTAGTTTTTCCACCATTGTCTTCTACAATCATATAAGTATTTATAGATTTAATTAACACAATTTTTTGCATGCCTTCTCCATTAATGTTTAATAATATAGTTTACCACTACAAAAGGTTGAAAAGCGTTTGTCCCTGCCGCTGTAACAGAACCAGTTAAATTTGTTGTAACGTTACCAGTTAATGTCCCAGATAACGTATGAGAATGATTGTGACCAGTGCCTGAACCTTCATTTTGCATCCAGCCTGTGTTTGCATATCTTTGTGTTCTTGAGGACATACCTACTGCTCCAGAGGGCTGATACGTTGATGATGGAGCGAATCCATCATGTACATTCCCTTGAAATTTACCTTGATGCTGATGCGAAGGCATCTGAGCAGTAGTTATCGATGTATTACTAATAGAACCTGTAACTGTTACCGCCTGAGTGCTTGTACTTGAAGCAGCTTGGTTATTTGTTAGAGCAACTGTAACTGTATTTGCACCGCCAGTACCAGCTAAGTTATATGTATTACCATCATACCCTTGTGGTACTTTACCTTGCAGTTGAGGAACGTTAAAAGTTGTTGATCCATCACCTGCACCATATGTTGTAGAAACTACAGCAAATAAATCTGCATATGTTGATCTTGAAACGGCAGCACCATTACATAATAAGTAACCTGCTGGAGCCGTAGTTTTAGTCCAAGGTTTGATTGCTCCTACTTCACTTCTGTTTACTATATCTTGTAAGTTAGCCATAATTAATCGTTATACTTTAATAACCAACCATTGTCACTATCATAGAACACCAACGCTATGCCAGCTCGGTTAGTTGAAATTGTTAAATCTGCTGCAGATCCTTGAATCTTTTGACTGTTTCTTCCAACAGTAATATTGTTTGTAGCTGATGTGCCATGTGAATCAATAATCTTTACTTGAGCACCTATAGATGGAGAGGCAGGTAAAGTTATTGTTACTGCACCACCAGATGTGTCTACAAATAAATTATCACCGTCTGCTGCTGTATAGTTTCCTGATTTGTCTTGCCAAGCTTCACCTAAACCAGCTAAAGAAAAAATATCATACCAGTTAGTTCCGTCAGTAGCCACCATTCTATATTTTCCATTTGCAATAGAAAGTGTGTTACCTGTTGCACCTAAACGGGCTGTTATAGAAGCACCGCCACCAATATTATTGTAAATTCCATAAGTTTTTTGTGTAGCTGGAAACTGCACTGTATGAGCTGTAGAAACTGTTCCTGTAAAAATTAATTGGTTTTGTCTTGCTTCGTTGTTTGCTTGAGATTGTGGACCATCGCCGTTTGTTAGCGTTGTTGAAGTCCCTGTAGTAATTGCTTTAGAATAAACACCAGCAATAGAATATTCAAAAACTTGAGAAAAGTTATTATTCGTAATAGTACCCCAAGTACCCGAATTCTCTCCTGATGTTTGTAGCTCTATTCGTAAGCCAGTTGAATAAGTTGAACTCATTTAATCTCCTAATAAAGTTTTAGTTATTATTTTAAAGTTTGTCAAAACTTTTATGCGGCTTGGTGAACTTCTGTCCAACTTATATCCGAGTTAGAATCATCCACAACTGACCAAAAGGTTCCTTGTAGATTACCTGTGCTTATTGTAGCAGAAACTCCAGTCGGTGTAAAGCTAACATCTGTGCGAATATTTAATACTCCTATGCTAGATGTTAAGGCAACGCTAGGTGCTTCATAGCTAGTTTCTTGAGTTTCGTCTCCCAAAGAAAGAGTCATTCCTAGTCCAGTAGGGGACACATTTGCTCCAGCAGTTGGTGTTACATTGTTAACACCAGAGTTCAAAAGATTACCCGATACAGTTACAGGAGCAGACCCTGAAACAGTTTCTGCACCGAGACTACCAGTCATAGAAACGCCCGTAGCAGTTATATTACAATCCCCAGTAACAGTTTCTGTTCCAAGACTACCTGTTAATTGATTACCTGTAGGGAAAGCAGTTTTACCAATTGCAATTGATACAGTTCCTATAGATACATCAAGCTCTGGTTCACTTGCAGCTACAATGGTTAATTGTGAATCTCCTGATATGGAGAATGTTCCTATTGATGATGTTGAGCTAACACCTGTAACAAAGATTGATGTGCCTGGAGTATTAACAGAGGACGTTAAACCAAGGCCTGTAATAGTCGGAGCGACAGAAATATTTACTGTTGGTGAACCTGTTGCCGTTGATCCTTGTACTCCTGTAAGAGCATAAGACTGTTGAGTCGTATTCCAAAGATTATCACTCCATCCAATAGTAACACCACTATCTCCTGCAACGCCTCTATCCCAACCTGATTGAAATAAGGTAGCGACAGTCTCATCACCAAGTGATGCTGTAGTTCCTAAACCAGTAGGGGAAGCTACACAAGAACCTGTTACAGTTTCAGTGCCAAGAGTTGATGTAATCGCATTACCTGTTGCGATTACTTCTGCAACACCAGTACCAACAGCAGTACCTAAAGCAGAGGTAACTCCTATACCAGAAAGCGTAATGTTACAATCGCCCGTAAGCGTTAGAGAACCTAGAGATGACGTGAGGCCATTACCTGTTGCGTCAACGGGCGCAAAAGTATTCCATGCACCCGAATTCCAGGTTTGTCGGCCCCATCCTTGGACGGAGGCCATTAATTATCTCCTTATGCTATTCTTAGAATTGCAGCAGTTGCTTCAGCCGCAGGGAACGTAATTGTAAATGTTCCTGAAGTTGAAGTTTTAACAGCACCAAAATCTAATACGCAAACAGATGCATTGGTTGTTAAGCCAGATACAGTTGAACTATTATAAATTACAGCAGCTTGTGCTGAAATAGTTGCACTTGTAAATGAAATATCTGCAAAATCACAAACAGCCGTATCTGTAGATAATGCTGGCGTAACAGATGTTAACGCTCCACCACCTTCAGAATAAGTTCCTGAGTTTGGTACTTCATCAGTTCCTGAAAAAGCAGTTGTTGATTTATTTAAAGTTGCTTCGTTATCGTATAGTGCTAGTTTAAAAGCGTTCCCTGTCGTTGCCGTAAAATTGTGTAGGCCTTTCAGGATCTCCACTTTAAAACTGTTACATACAGCTTGAGTAATTGCCATAATAATCTCCTATGGGTTCCTTGATTCGAGAGGGATACGAATAACGCCGTCCCGAAATTCGTCTCTACGATCACGCCCCATCTCATATGTGGCTAATGCTTGTACAGACTGATTATACATTTTATCGTAGTATTGTATCATATCTGCTGGACCTTTCAAGTATCCAAGTGCTTCTAAAATACAACCATACAATAGCACGTTCGGAGCATTTTGACTTAACCAAGTTGACGTATTTGAACTTGTTAAACCAGCAGGCTTGTACGTGTATGCGAGCTCTACAGTTAATGCAGCGTTCGGGGTAGGCGCAAGATAGTGAGTGTCCTGATCCCACATCGCATAATACTTTGGCGTTGCGGCTCCAGCGGACGTTCTATCTGGTGCATATTCATTCATAAACGAAATATCTTTCTGTATCAAGTAAGTTCTATCATCATTACTATCTATCAACTGCACATATCTCGTTGCTTCCCAATCAGCGGGAAGTGGTAAAAAAGGATTGTTAACTGTTAGTGTTGCTGTGTCATATTTTCTGTAATAATTTAAATCAACTGTTCTTCTTATTTTATCTTCTATAGATTCAATAAAAGGTTGAATGACAGCATCTGAAAGCACTGTAGTAGTTGTTTCTGTATAATTTCGTACGTTATCTGTTAAATCGGAATAATCGGTCATGACGTGCTCACTGTAACATTACCTACGCGAGAATTCAACTGTGTAGGTTTATTTGGTTGTTGTACACTTAAAGGCATCATGCTTTTTTGTGTAGAGGCATAAGCTACCCCATTTGCATAATAATTAGTAACTGGCATATCAAGGGTTTGAAACTGATTAACTGTCAATCCAAATCCTTCTCCATCATAAGCGGCGTCTCCAGTTGTTGGTTTTACTACTGTTCTTCCAGCATTTACAGGTCCTGTAGCACCACCGACAAAAACTCTTGAATCTTTTACTTGAGATCTAGCATATTGCAAAGATTGAGGATCTGTTACAATTGGTAATGGTTCTAGTTGTGGATGTTTTGGTTCAAACTCACTAGTGTGAACCCATGAACCATTCCACTCTTGTACCATTTCATTATAAGGAAAAGCCATACCAGATCTATCTGATATTCGTTTTGCAAATTTACCAGACGCATATTTGCCCATTATTAAACTCCAGGTAAATAAGTTTTAGGTGTTAGGAATAAACTTGTTCTTTCACCGTCTTGAGCTGCGGCTCTTTGAAACTCATCTTCATAAATTTGTTTTAATAATTGAATTCTGTCTGGTGCTTTTTTCATAGCTATGTAATAAGCTAATCCAGCAGTTAGACATGGAAGAAATCGAAAAGGAATCTCAGCATTATTTGTGTAAGCGCCCGAGTCCTTCATCCGAACAAGAGCATAATATACTAGAGTGTACGTTGTATCGGCTGCAGGATATAGAAATAGCGTTGGGTTTATCGTACGCTCAAAGTAGTATTGACTTGGTCGTCCGCTGGTTGTTTTAACGGTATAATTTAAATAAGTAGATCGACTGATTGATGTTGTTGAAAATTCATTGTTACTTGAGTCACGAATTACAACATCCGTAATATCAATTATTTGTTGAGATGCATTAGCTCCCGAGCCAAACAAATCTGTTCCAGTCAAAGCAGTAGTAGTTGCAGCAAGAGTTTTTTCTTGTTTTTGTATGGTCCAAAGATTTAATCCTCTATTTGCCCATTCAGATAACATTAAGTTTAAAGAACGTCGCGCGGTTTTTAAATCATAACCACTACGAACTTGCAAACCGCAACGTTCATAAGCCTCTTCAGCTATCTCATCAATAGATAAATCAAAATCTGCTGTTGATGCGTAAGTAGGCATTAGCCTCTCTTCTTACCTTTTTTAACGGATTTCTTTTTACCTTTTTTGGTACTAGATCCGCCTTTAAGCATAGTTTTCATACCGCCTCTAGCTTTCATGGTTTTCATACCGCCTCTAGCCATTGGCATTTTTGCTGATTTTTTCATAAATGTCTCCTTATTTTATTATATATTTTAGAACGTGATTTGACGACCTCATTATAATATTCTTTTGGCCACCCCCTATAGTAACCAACTTTATGTAATTTATCAGAAGCTTGCTGTAATTGCGAGAACTTTTGTACAAGCATCATCGAATATTGTAAATCACCTTCATAGGTTTCTTCAGGGCCTGGATCTACCAAAAAAGCGTGTTCTTCAACAGTAGGGGTAGCTTTTGGATGAAAACCCATGAAGTATATGTCCTTAAGATTGTAGGCATTATTGTAAAAATCTATAAACTCTTGAAAGGTATCAGGAGAATAAGAAAACCAAGGATCACAAAATATCAATATTTCATATTTATTTAAATTTAGCGTTTTTAAATAATTAGATAATTGAGACTTATAATGTTTATTTTTTTCTTTTATTTTAATTAAAACTTTTTTATCTTTCCAAGTTTTTTTTGCAAAGGGACATGCTGGCATTCCAGCTAAATGTTTATTAGGCACTTCAAGATTTAATCTTGACCAATCTCTAATGTCTTTTTCAATTTCTTTTTTTAAACTCAGAATACGCCTTTAAAATTAAAACCTCTTACAGCAGCACCAGCTCTTCTAGAAGTTGAAACACCATTCATTGCAAAAGTTTTTACATTTGTAGGCTTACCTCCGGGATTGCCCGCAGCTCTTTTTCGTTTGACAGCACTCGCCTTTTGCGACTTTGTCATCCGTGTGGCTTTTGCAAGTGGCACGCATTTCGGGTACTTTCTTTTGCTCCCCTTTTTTCTGCCACAAGGTTGATATTTTCCGTCTTTCTTCGGAGCTCCAATGTCTACCCATTTCTCTTTCACCCATTCTCTTAATCCTTTCTTTGCCATTAAGATAATTTTGTCTGTTTTCTATTTTTTTCTTTCACTGCTCCACAACCTGCCGCAATGATTGTAGGTTTACCTTCTTTCATATTTACTTTTCTTAAATGTGAAACTGCTTTTCTATTTTGTGATAGTGGACCGCCATCCATCTTTTTTTTCTTCTTACCACCAGGTGTTACTTTTCCTGAACAAACAGCACTAGCATACATATTTGCATAAGCAGAAGGATAAACTTTGAATTTTCTTTTAGCTGCCGCTTTTCCTTTTGGACACAATTTACCCATGACCTTGACCCCTATATCTAACGTGTTGTCGTCTTTTATTTTTATTCTTCGGCCTACTGCGCGAAGAGTTACCTATACTAGTTCTTTTTTTGACAGGTGTAAAGTATTGGTTATTTGGTAATTTAGCGACCATTATTTCATTTGATTAAGAGGGTTTTCAAGAGTTAGCTTTATTTGTTTATCAATACTCTCTTGTAATTCTTTCATCTTTTCTTCTATATCGGTTTTTAATTTTGTCATATCTTCTTCAACAGTATCTATAGCAATCTTTAAATCTTTTGAGTTATCTCTAGCGTCTTCTTTAACTTGCTGTTCTACATCATTAACAATTTTTTCTACTCTTCTTACATCTTGCCGAAGGTCATTTTTGAGTTCGTTTGCCACATCACTTACTAAGCGGATTTCTGACATCATCATTTCCATTTCTTGCATTATCATTTCAACTTCTGTTTGTATAAGCTCTGTTTTGCTTTTCATTTCTTCTTTAGTTAAAGCAATAGTCTTATCAAACTCTGAAAGGTCAGGAGCAACATATGATGAAATAGAATCTTTCATATTAAGATAGTCTTTGTAAAATTCAAACACGCCCCACGCACCACCAAGTAAAGTACCAAGCGCTGTAAGGACCACGAATATTTTTCCGCCCTTGAATTTTAAACCCGCAAATTCCATTTCTGCCATGGCTATTCCGAAATTTGTTGCCATTGTTGCATTATCATCTCATCCATTAATCCATCACTTCCTGCAAACAAAAAATATTGAGCAATATTATTAGTTGTTAATTCAGCATCAGGTATTACGTTATCAGTAAAAAATCCTTGTATATCATTTAAACTTTGTTGACCTTCAAAGAATGATTTAGAATTACCTAATACTTGCATCACAATTAATGTTTTTAACTGATTTGCAGAATCATATCTACCCTTATCGCCCATCTTCTTTAAGATTTTTTTAGCAGCAACTTCTTTTTTAGCTTCTTCTTTTTTTACCTCGTCTTGATCCTTATCCTCTGTTTCTTCCATATCTTCTTCGCTATCTTCATCTTTAGCAACCTCTGATGAGCTTTCTTCCTGCTCAGGCTCCTCTTTCGTAGTAGGTTCAGTTTCCTTAGTATCTTCTTCAGTAGGTTCATCTTGTACCTCCTCTTGTTCTGGCTCAGAAACTTCTGGTTCTGGCTCAGGTTCTGGTTCATTTATTTCTGGCTCTGGTTCTGGCTCAGGTTGTGTTTCTACTTCAACCTCTGGCTCAGGCATTTCCATCTCCATCTCCATTTCTATCTCTGTCTCGACACTTGCCATTTCCATTTCTGGCATTTCCATCTCCATCTCTGGTATTTCTATTTCCATAACAGGCATTTCCATCTCCATCTCCATTTCTACCATTTCATAAGAAACGTCTGAGTCTGGCTCCTGTATTGGTTCTATTTCTATTTCTCCACCAGGCTGTTCATTAAAATCATTGTGATCAATAATATTTTCTACAATATCTATTACTTCTGTTTCTGTGCTACCACCGTAAGCAACCCACATTTCTACTGTTGTAATAGATTGTTGCACGATTGTAGATATTACATTGTAAAGTACGTTTATGGTAATATCATCAAAGAGCGGGCCGATTGCCATATTGATATCACGCCCACCAATTTCGATTATCAACGTTGTTATAGTGCCTGCAAAATCAAAACCATTTTCATATTCTTGATATCCACTAGCTACACCAGATTCTGATAATATATCTGTGCCACTAAATACATTTGTATTTCCGTTTCTACCTGTAATATGCATATAGATACGATCTTGTGCATCTTGCTTATCTACTTTGATTGTATAATTTGTTCTTCCTCCATTTTCTATATCAAGGGAAGATATATCGACTGTGTTGACAAACGTGGTTCCCATTCCCTCCACGCCCATTGTGCTTGTACTATTGCCCGATCCTGTAATTTGTGCACAC